ATTCGGGCATGATGACCTGAACGCCTTCCATGTCAGCACGATCCTCAAATACTTTTTTCGATGCACCATAGGCAATATACTGCCACCATTGTTCAAGAAGCGGCGATGTTCCAGCGGCAAGCAATGCCGTTGGGCGCCTATAAACTTCTACGTTAATCGGATAGACCTGGTCGGGAACCGGGCGGACTGTAAACTGATAGTTATAATACAAGACACCAGCAGGACGAGCTGCTACATAAGGATATGTCTGTGCATTGATATCAGCGTCAACCGCTGGTGGTGCAGCAAAGATAACGTTGTAAACACCAGTCGTATAATTTATGTTTCCAGCAAAGACGCCGCTGCTTGGATTAATAAGACCACCGACGCCATTATCAATGGCTACAAGTCCATTACCATTGGCATCTATTGAGTTGAACTGAACATTATTCGCAACAACCGGTATCTGGTCTAACGTCCCAGCAAAGACAAAGAGAACACCGTCACCGGTACCAATAGTGACAATATTGCTCGCCATTGGATATACACCGAAGAACTGCTCACGTGATTGAGAAAAGAACGTTTGGTATCCAGCAACATAAACCGGTGGATGCACGCTCATATACACATTCTTAAAGTCATAGAGTGGATCAAGCGGTGCTATCGTGTTCGTCTCATAGACGTCTTGTCCTGGATTGGTGTAGAACGTCAACGTTTGACGTAATGCAAAAAGCCGAAGGTGCTCAGGAAGATCATAAAGAATAAATGTGTTTACGTAGTCATCGATGTTTTGGTCGGTCAGTTGACTGGGCGAAGGATTTCGCGTAAGTCGACGTACCTTAGTACGTATATCTCCAAGCGTTGGCATAAGTATCTCCTTCGACCTGTTCTTTTGTTACCCTAAAACCTTTATCATTTACATAGTCATCAATTATTATTCTAGGCTCTTCTGGCGAAGAAAAATATTTATTTGGAAGAAAGATTATAAATTTATTGTCCGATGACACATCAACGGGGATTTTCTCACACGCAGACCAGCTAACATCAACAAATTCAAACTTTTGGGTTAATGGTGGCACATACACAGAAAAATGCTCTTGAGAAAACCTATTGAATCCCGCAAAAAACCCAATAATAAAAATAATCATTGGTTTCAACATAAGAACTCCTAACTATCATTGGGGATGTCCCCAGTGACTAATTATAGGACATTCCGGGTCGCCAATCGCAAAATGTCGTTCGATTCGCCAACGGGTACAACCGTGGCACATGTATTATCATTCCAAGCTGGAGCAACGGGGATGGAAAAAGCATCAAATGATGTCGTATCAATGTTTATGGTAAAGGTAGTCGCACCTGTTACGGTAATCACTCCCGTGAGCTTATCAACCTGAAACATGCCACAGGCCAACGGTATGTTCAATCGCACAATAAGACCACTTTCGTAATCGTGATCAAACGTGGTTGTTACCGTAGCTGGATTTGCATTCGTAATTGATGCAATAAGACGCATGGCTGGTTGAAAAGGCGGGTTTGGATTAGCGTAACAGGTGGACATTATGACTCCCTATAAAATAATCGAGCGTTGTCGCCCTCCTTAGACGTTTTCTACGGTGACCAATGGTGAGTTACCGACTTCACCAAGGTCTTCAATGTCTACAAATTCTAGACTCTGAAACCCAAAGCGTCGAACCTTTTGCCCGATCTTCATCTTTGGCTTGCCGTACTCATCTGTAGCATAGGTATGCACTGGATACCAGCCGTTCTTGTTTAAGTGTTTGGCGACTCCGAGTGGTATTGTATATACCTGACCATCTACTAGGTCATAGCGCTCAACCTGGTCGCCCTTATGGGCTTTATAGACAAAGCTAACAGAACCATTTGGCACTTCATAAAATTTAAAGATGCCCTTAACGGGTTCACGATCTTTATCGCGCTGATATTTAAGATTAACTTTAGGCTTTTTTTCTACTGGAGCAACTGTTTGAGTATTCTTCAACTCATTTATGATTTCTGCCATTGTATTCCTTTAAATAAGGGGGAGGGAAAGGCCCTCCCCGGCATATATGGAACCTATTAGACGTTAAACGATTTACCAGCTACCCAGTAAATGACGTCATTTGCTACACCGACAGGCGATCCTGAAACAGCGCCAGAGCTGCCAAGAACCATGCCAATATACCCTTGGTTATCCGTTGCATCACCCGTTGACAGGCCGCCCAATTGTTGGGGAGCCCAAGGCGTTTCACCAATAGGAATAACTTCAGCAGGTGTAAACGGTACAGCAGCTGGAAGTGGGAATGCAAATGCCGTAAATCCCGTAGCATCAATATTCAATGAGAATGTCGATGCGGTTACAGCAATAACCGTTCCCGTTAATCCGCTCATTTGTGTCATGCCACATGCAGCAGGAACTTGCATGCGAACCTGTTGGCCAAGCGTGTAGGCATGGTCAACAAGTGTCGTTACAACGGCAGGGTTTGCAGCTGTAATATTGGCAATAACACGACGTGATGGTGTGAACAAGTTATATGTTCCTACGTCTGGGGCAACATAGCGCCAGAAGCCGGCAGCACCAGCAACAACACCAGGTGCCGTTGCAAGTGCATTGGCAAGACGGAAACTGGTATTGGCAACAATGGTATCAACACTGAAATCCAAACCACCAAGGTTTGTATGTGCTGAGTTGTACACACGAACAATTGCGCCAGCGGCCAGCAGAGCAGTATTTGCTGTGCTGTAAACTGGAAGTACTGCGTTTGTACCAGCAGTTACGGCAATCGGTGCACCAAGGTTCATGCCATCATGAGTGATTGGATAAAAGCCTGGATATACCGCGCCATTAAAGCCAACAACGCACGATGACAATGAAAGCGCTTGCGACCCAAGAGCATGATACCATACCAAGCCATCACCAACTGCCATGTCTCTTTGCCAATAGTGTTCAACACCATCCCATTGTGTGGCGCCGACAATCGTTGTCATGTTGTAGATCTTCATCCAGTCGACATCGGATCTCAAGATAAGCGTTTCGGTTGTGCCAGCAGAAGTAAATGCACCTTGCTGGATTATTGTATTATCTGACATAGATTCTCCTTAAGCGAGTGTTGTGCGAAGGTTTACGACCCAAAGATCATTGGTGATTCTTGGGACTTCGGCAAACTTGTAACCAACCGAACAATTGAGCGCAAGTGGGCCATCATATATTGGTGGACGATAGATAAAGCTTGCACTGTATCCGTCTTGCTCAATACATGCATATGCTTCCATACCAACACAGAAGATGTTGTACACATTGGCACCAAGATTTGATGCCGCCGCATTCACTGAACCAATAGATGACACCAAGAAGCGAAGGTTGCCAATAGCGCCCCATTCTGAACGGAGTGCATTCATCGGTGCTGGATATTGGTTCTTATGAATAAACCCAGCAACACCATCAAGGTTGCCCGTCAATTGTGTTGAGCACAATGCAAAGTACGCATCACGAACGGGAGCCGTGCCGAATTTATCTTCACCTTCAATGTTATCCATGATGGTGTAGGCATTATTGTTCAGCAGTGTGCGAACAATTTCGTCTACGTCAGCACGCGTTACTTCTGTGGGATTGTCCAATTAACTATTGCTTTATTGACTTAAGTGCCGAAAGGGTATTAATTAGCGCTTAAGCGGGTAAGTCATTTCTGCTTACCTCCCCGTCTTATCGATCGGGGTTTAGACTGTCGCATCTCATATTTCTATGAGTCTTCTCACTCAGTCGTTCACGGTGGCTTTCGCCTTCCGCCCTGTCACCGGCTCTTAAGCTTCGGCTTCCAAGTCAATCAGAGAAGATTTTAAAACGGCAACAAGTTTACCGTTCACACCGCCTGTGCAGTTGATGAATGATGCAGTTGCTGAAAGCATGTCGCGAGTGAGTTGATCCTCTGTTTGGCGTAACGATACTCCCAAACGCGCTGCGCACTCGTTAAGGACCGGATCTTGGTTTGTAAGTGTTACGATTTCATTGATCTGGACGTACGTGCCGTAAAAATCAATGTTCGCATCAATATCAACAGCTGTCAGTTGCTGTGATGGAGGTGTTACACCACTAAAGCCAAGCGGTACCATAGCGGTTCCGAGTGGATTATAACGGCGCATGCGAAGCGTTAGGCCACCATTACGGGGCATATTCTTCTTCATGGCTGGGATTTTGTGGATCATGTTGGGCACCGGTACAGACAACAGCTTATAACTGAAGCTCTGCTGCACTGGTGGTGGTAGCGTAAGAGAAGTTGTTATAGGCATAAGATTCCTTAAGCATAAATGTTTTTATAACAGATACCTTAAGCTGACGAAGCTTAGTACGTCATGAGATGGCGAGTCTCGATACGCCGAATGAAGTGAGCGACGCTTCTATACGCTCACTATTACCATAAAACTAAGTATTGGGTTTTGCAATCGTTTGATTAATTAGAATGCGAGACGTATATCTACTATGTAAGCCGGTAACACATATATGCCAGACAACACATCAATAAGACATAAAAAAAGAAAAAGACACAGAGATAGAAATAGTATTTTTGCCGGTTCACAGTACTTTATAAATAAATATCCATAAGGAATGAGAGATGCCACGGAGATCATCCATGGCACCGTCAATTTAACATACATGTCGAAAATAAAGTTCATCGGTATTATCGATTTTTCCGCGATTCTTCCATTTCTTTGTTCAATTGAACCTTAAGCTCTTCGGTCAGACCATTGGCAAAGGCATTTGCACGAGAGAGTGGGCTATCACCTTGTTGCGGAGCTACCGATGCGAGTGGTTTTGGTTTAGTCGCGTTCTTTTGCGCCATTGCACGGTCAGCAGAATAAAGATCTTCCACGTGGATTCCTAGCTTTTTTATAAGCGTATAGGCAGATACGGCCTTGCTATACATGTCTTGAGATTCACTTAGTGATTGTGCAATCTCTGGATATGAGTCCTTAAACGTCTCAATATTGTCTTTTGAAACTACCGTATCAAAGTCGGGATAAGCAGACTTAAGCTTCGCTTCAATAGAAACTGCCGTTGTCTGTTGTTGGTAACCCTTGATTTGTTCTTCGAGCTTCTTGATCTTGCGGGAAACCTTGCTTAGGTGTTTTCCCTCGGCAAGATCATCGGGACCAATGTTAATCTCATCGTCCTCGACTGGCGCTTGAGCCATCGTTTTTTGCGCTTCAATTTCTTTAAGTTGACGCAGAGCTGCATCTCGCTCACGCTCAATTCGCTCTGACTTCTCACGCAATGCTCGCATGTTCTTGGCTGTTGAAACCTCTTTCTCTTGAACCTGTTCAGGAGTGGGTGTTGTTTGTTCATTACTCGCCGCTTCGACTTGTTGTTCAACTTCTGGCTGTTCAACAACGATTTGTTCGACAACTACTTCATTGTTTAATGTATCGTCAATCACTGTCTCTTCCTTACGTTAATAATGGCGAATCTGACCGCTCTCTATTGCGTGTCTTGGCTATTGCAAAAAGCGTTCCATCGGCAAAATCAAGGACAAAGCGGAGTAACTGAGACTCCGCCGGATCTACCAAGAGCGCATTTTCTTTCAAATAAAGACAGGCGTCTTTTGATGGAATTACCCATAAAAACTCAATTATATCGCTTTCTTGGTCATAAAAATAGACCGTTTGATCATAGTCTGGCGTTGGACACGAAAGCCGCCCATAAAAGTAATTACGTATGACATTCGGCATGAGCGGTTCTTTTTTTGTGATAACGATAATATAGAAATCTTGAGTCCATTTTTTCTTATGAAGAGCAATGCACTCGTCAATTTTTTGTTCATAGTCCGAGTGCATCTCACGTTCTAGCTCTATTGGATCTTGCGTATCAGGTTGTTTTATGGCCAGCTCTGAAGAGATTTGGCCAACCGTTTTTCGCTCTGTCATAACACCTGCTTATTTCTTACGCTTCTTAGAAATCTTGGCCTCTGAGATACCAATGGCCAAGGCCTGCTTCTTGCTTTTGACCTTGGGCCCATTTTTGCTCCCAGACTTAAGTGTACCAGACTTAAATTCTTGCATCACCTTTTTCATCTTAGACTCGCCCTTGGACATTTTCTTTTCTTTCTTCTTGCCGTCTACGGCTTCCCAAAATGATTTCTCTAGCATTGCTTTCCTTCCTTTAAAAAACCCGGGGGAGGAGAGAATATCCCCCGGGAAAATCAGAGAGACGGATGTCTTTTATTAACGCACACGTGTCGTTTCTTCAAACGTTAGCCGTTTTTCAACGTTAGATTTCTTCTTATCTTTGGCTTTCTTGTTATTCACAGGAATGCCTAAGATCTTAAAAGCTATCTTTTTAGACTTATCGTCTAATCGTGGCATTGAAGGCATGTTAGACCTTTCCCCTTGGTCGATATTTCCCATGTTTTACATTACGAATAGTTGTTCTGCATACATTATAATCTTTGGCAATCGTAGAAATAGAAATATTATTATTTAATAAGTCACCAATCTTTAACACATCAGCATGCGATAATTTTAGATTTCTTGGTATTGGATTATCAATAAATGCCTTTCGCGAGTTCTCACTAATTGTTAAAAATTGACAATTACCTGGTTCATAATTTCCATTATTATCAATTCGATCTAATTGGAGACCCTTTTCCCAGCCATTATTTAAACACCATTCATAAAAAACATATGGATTTTCTATCCATTCTTTATAAACAGTAATACCCTTACCCTGATAACTATTATATTCAGAAGCCTTTGCATTATAGCATCGAGACATTATTGCATGTCTTAACCTATAAAGTGGATGCTTGGTCCCAATCTCAAACTTATTTCTATTTATTGTAATGATAATAAATTTAGGATCGGGACCAAATTGTCTATTTTCTTCGACCTTTGTACATATACATGTGTGGCAATGAATGGGCATAAAAAAATCCTTTTTATATCTATTCATTGTAGCACAATTTATATACATTTTATCTCTTTATCGATTAAACTTTCTTGGGCGCTGTATGGGATTTGCGCTTGCCGATATCCAAGCTCATTTGGCCGTCAACACCAGAAAGCTTATCGTTAAGGTTTTCTGGCATTGCATAGTCAACTTTTGGATATGCCTTAAAAACAACTTCTTGTGGCATGTTAGCAAACGAACCCGTGCCACTTGGCATCATGCCAGAATCAGACGCTTCTTGGCTTCGTCGTGCATCTTGCCCGGCATATGAACCATCATAAAAACGTTTTGCCATGATTGGCCTTTCTTTGGTAACTATCCTACTTCGCATAAAGCTTCGAAGGACAAGGTTAATAATAAATACCTCTAACCAAAAAGGTATTCAAGTTTTACAAATTCCCTCATCACAATCTACTCCGAGATCTTGATAATAAAGCACATCGGAGTTATCGACAATGTTTGAGAGATCGTCTTTTTTTTTTCCACAATCGGTCAGCAAAATCAACCCAAAAACCACTAAGACAAGCTTGATCAAACTAGATCTTTCAGTCGTCATAAGTTCCTTCATACGCGCTACCTTTTTTCGGCTTTTTCGTCTTACCCATTATAAAGATCCCATGTTTTGCATGCCCGCTTGAAGAGTCGGCGGCTGTCCGCTTCCTTGCATATTTGGCATTGCCATTGGTGTAGTAACCGGTTGTTCATTTACTTCGGCCACTTGTTCTTGCTCTTTAACAGATGCAGCAAGTGCCATAAGTTTTTCAATGTGCGCTATGTCCATGGTATCAATTTCTTTAAGTGCCTTAACAAGATTAAGAAGTGATACATTTTCGTCTTTGGCGGCAGCGGCTTTACGCTCAACAGCCATTGCCTTGTTCTCTTGTATACGGCTTAAGCGCTCTAAGCCAAGACCCTGATCAGCTGTTGCCCTTGCTTTTGCAAGTTCGGTACGTGCTTGTTGTTCTTGAAGACCAAGCTGTACTTGCATCTGTTCGGTTTGCTGACGGTTCTGCTGAGCTGCTTTGATGTAATCAGTAAGCTTCTTCTTGTCTTGGATTGTGCATGATTCAAGAAGGATATCATCGGGAACGGGCACGCCAACTTCGCGAAGTTGTAAGAGCTGTGCGAACTGCATCTGGCGCTGCGTTGTTGTATTTAAACCTTCTTCAATAGCGGCATCGTACTTGCCAAAAGCCTTGTTATAGAACTGTGCCGTTGGCTCCTGCTCGATAATGCGCTTGACCTTGCCAGGCGTAAAGTTGGTCTGAATGACATCAAGCATGATTTTGCCGAGCTGTTTTTGTGAGAAATCGAGCTGATCAAAAAGATTCTGAAGCGTTGTCAGCCCAGCGCCTTGGCGCAGCATTGATAGCACGCCGGCCTTGTCATCCATGGCTGAGCCCAAAAGTTCTTCATTAACACCCGAGATTTCCATGATTTCTTTGCCCAGGATCTCGGAGAGCTGGATCATTGATGGCGGGATCTGGGGCGGCATAATTTGTTCAACGTCGGTCATCATCGCTTCTGTTTTTAACGCAAGCCCCTTACCCTGTCCAGACATATAGATGTCTTTTGGATTGACGAGCGCATCTTCTTTATACTTCCAGCCAGAACTGATTTGACTCTCAAGGATATCAAGCTCAATAACCTTGCGACGATTATAGAGATACTGAGCATCACGAAGACCGCGAACAACCCCCTGTATTCTGTCTGAGAAGTAAGGCATCTGAGGATTGTAGTACCCCAAAACCGGCACAAACGGATAGCGGTCAATGCCCATTGGATTAGGACCATCATACATCACCTTGCCCTGTACAACGATTGCTAGGTTAACCGTTGAGATCTCTTGCTCAATCAATGTAACCTGTGGATATTGACGTAAGAATTCTTTTAAGCGATCTTCATCTTGATGCTTCCATTCAAGCGCTTCACCGGTCTGTGTATCAACCATCATTTTTTGTGAACGATAATCACGATAGTAATACTCGTCGTAGGTAAGCAGATTCTTCATGCCGTAGTTATAGGTCTCGGGCATGAACTGGAACTTACCATCACGGCTATCATTACCGGCCAAGCCCATAATATCATCAGTCTTATCTGGAAGCAGCGAGACGCACTCGCGCTTGGTCAGATACGAACGTTTCCATAAAGCATTGCAATCAGATAGGTCAGCCTTACGAAAGAACGGATCAATCAAAAAGCTGTTATAGGGACAGTTGTCAACGCGGATATTGCCCGAGATTGGATCGCTTCGATAGTCAACCCATACCTGGAGCAAGTTCATGCCGGTGACAAGTGCGCCATGGAATGACTCAGATATAGTTTCAAGAACGCCTTCTTGTTGTGATGACCACATAAGTATCTTTGAGAACTGATCTGCGGTCTCGGCGTCTCC